CACCAACGATTTCGTTAGCAATAACTGTCGGCATTACACGACGGATAACTGGAAGAATAACACGGTTAAGTGTAGCTACGTTACCAGCGCTGGTTGCTCCAGCAGTTGCGCTTTCAGCCAAGTACTTACGTGTGTTTTCTAGGCATACGCCCATAGCAGCACGACGGTTTCCAGATAGGCCTTCAAGCAGAGCGTCTTTGGTCTCTGACCATCTTTCATTTAAAAGTTGTGACATTTCTTTTTGTCTCCTTGAATTATTTTAGACCCGCTAATTTGCGGATATCTAATATGTTGTCTAAGCCTACCTCGGGCTTGGGTTCACGATTACCTGTTATTTCAGTGCTTTCAGTCAAAGCAACTTTTTGTGTTACTTTTTTCTTTTCGCCATCCATTACTGCGGGTAGGTACTTGTCGAATGCAGAATGTAGTTTATCTGTTTTAACAGATTCTAACAAATCTTGCATTACTCCTTTTTTATCAGCACTTAAAGGTGCTAATAATTCTGCCATTATTTGCTTACGCTCCATTAGGTCTTTAGTGATACGTAGTTCACGATCACGTGATTCAACTAATGTTGCTTTTTCGTTAACGGCATTTTGTGCTTCTGCAATTTGTTTATCTTTCTTTTCGATAATCTTTAACAATTTACGTGTTTCAGATTTTTCATTAAGATAAGAATTTGCAAATTCTTGTGCAAAAGCTTCATAGATTTTACGTCCAAAATCGTTATTACGGCTACTGTCAATATCTTCTTTTAATTGCTTAATTTCAGATGTTAACTTACGAGTAATTGCTGTTTCAACGACTTTTGCTGAACGTTGTATAAATCTTTGTTTGATATCTTCAAATTTGGTTTTTGCTTCACGAACTAGCTTAACTTTTGTTTCAGCTAGGTCACGTTTATCAATAGCAAATTCGTTAATTTCTTTTCCTAAAGCATGAATAACAAATTGCTCTAGTTTGCTAAAGTTTTCCGAAACTTTCTTACGATCATTTTGGAATTCTACTAACTCTTTGCCTAATTGTTTGATAACAAATCCTTCTAGTTTACGAGCATCTTCAGCAACACGTTGTTTGTATTGTGCTTTTGCTTCGGCTAGAGCTTTTTTGTCTTCATACAATTCGGCCATTTCTGCGGCCAATCTGTCGCTTAACATCTTGTCGATTGCTTCAACCATAACTTGTTTGTCATGGCTGTATTTTTGTGCAAACTCTTCACGAAGTTCAGCTGTGACTTGGTCGCGATTCTCTTGTAATTTTTGAGCAAGAGCATTTTCTAACTCAGACTTCATGTCTTCGTTCATTAAACCACTCTCGACCAATTTTTTGAATGCGTCCAACATTTATTTCTCCTCGGGCTTATTTTAGACCTTTGATAATCTGCAAGAGACTTTCTTTTAGATATTTCTGGGCCTTTGGATCTTCTTTAACTTCACTAGCAACCTTGTAAGCACGAAGTCCGCCACGTGTGTTCATGAGATGTTCATAAACTGGTGTTGGATATGCTCCAGGGGCACTAGGTTGTGCAACTATATCCACAGTTATTATTTCAAAATCAGATACATGACCGTTCATGTCGTTAACGTTTCCGCTACCACGTGAACTTACGCCAAGTTTTACTCCGCTTTCTAACATAGTGCGAATAAGGTTGCCCATCGGGGTGGGAAGAATTTTCATCTTCCCGTAACCATTAGGACCTTCCATCCACATTTGAGTAATCATATGAGATACACGGTCCAAATTTACTTTTAAATCATCAGGATGATCAACTTCACCTAAAACACTATATCCGTTTTGTATTTGATCATTTAGTGTTTTTACAGCACGTTCAATTTCATCTACTGGATATATTCTTTGATTAGCATTACGAATTCCTCCTTGGATAGCAATGCCTTTAAGGTAAAGGCTTTTACCATCTTTGTCGTCTGACTCCATTACGATGCCAGATTGATCAAAACTCAAATGCTCTCTTAAATAGGCTAGTTTTTGCATCCTGTTTTCTCTAATTAGTTACTATAAGGCTTTAAGAATTGCTTCTTTGTTTCAGGAGCAATAGCGGTTTGGCCAGCTTTGTCACCGGAACCTGAACCTACTGGACCAGGACCTGCACCTTTCTTCTCGGCACCGTGACCACCTGCAACTTTAGTTAAATTCTTTACGCCCATTTTTCCACCAGGAACGTTTCCGTTACCAGTCTTCATATCTTGTGCGGGCTTAACTAGACCACCAGCTTTACCTGTTGGCTTTGTTCCAACATTTGTGCCTTCGCCTGTGCTCTTATCACCTAAGATATTTGCAGCAGTTGCACCTGTTGTTGGCTTACCTTTTCCAGAGCTAATTGGGCTTTTACCTTCAGCAGGACTTCCCATACCGTCACCTGTTCCGGCGCCAGCATCTTTACCCTGTGCTTTTTGAGAATTTCCGTTCCAGTCGTTTCCAACTTTTTCAACATACTCGCGTGTCATACGCTTTTTGTTTTCAAACATTCCCATTTTTAGGTCGTCGTCGGTTTCACCGTCAAGATCCATTTCTTCTTCATCATCGGCGCCGAACTCATCGCCCATTTCGCCTTCGCCTTTTGCTGCTTCTAGTTCAGCAAATGCTGCTTCTAATTCATCAATGGCATTCTTGATGTCCATCATAGCTTCATCTTCGCTAGGCTCTTCAGGACCCATTTCGTCGCCCATTTCGTCGTCGCCCATGTCATCACCGGCTTCAACATCACCTAACATATCATCAGCAGGATCACCAGTTTCGTCATCGTCTGCGTCCATCATGTAGGCGTCTTCTAATTCTTCTTGTCCTTCTTCAACTGATTCGTCATTTTCTTCTTCAGCTTCTTCAACAGACTCTTCATCCATTTCTTTAGCTTCGTCGGCTTCTTCTTCTTCCTCAGCTATTAAGTTTTCATAAATTTCTCTAGACTTTTCGACAACGATTTCATGAAAAAGCTCGTTGGCTTTATCCATTTCTTCGTTAACTAAATAGTCTAGAAGTTGTTCAAATTTGGTACTCATGCAATGTTCTCCTTATTAGGTTGCGGCAAGGTTTGTAATATATTTACAATTATTGAATAATTCTGATACAAAATAGGCCAAAAATAGGCAATTTTATATCAAAAATTTAATTATGCAGCCGGTGCTGGTGGTGTTGCATACATTTTTCTAACAAGACCTAAATTTTCTTTTACTTCTCGCTCTCTTGCTTCTCCGGCTTTTCTAATATCATTAATTATTTTTAATGTTAATTTTGGTGTTTTTCTTAGATCATCCATGTCTAAGATTGTTTTATCGGCATCGGGCAAATATCTGCTGTCTTCTTGAGGACTAGCGTAATCTTTATCGAAATAAATGAATTCTTTTAACAACATAATTTTATTTATTTCAAACAGCAGGTGCGCCGCCGCCAGGTGTTTGAGCAGGAACTCCTCCAGCAGGTGCTGCACCTGCTTCACCTTCTGGTGCTAATTCAGGCGGTGGTTCGTTTGCTGTCATGGCAGACATATCACCAGATATAGTATTACCTGTTATCCCTGCACTACGTAACTCTGCACTTGCCGGTAAAGCAGTATCAGAATCTATGTTTTCTTCCTTCCAGAGTGTTTCGTTCTCTGCAACCTCTTCAGCAGTTAGCCCTAAGAATCTCTTTAAAGCAAAACGTTTACTAATAAACGGAATTTGAACTACAGCACCAAATGTAGTAACACGAGCAGTATCCATTTCACTTTGACGATATGCTGCAAAATTTTGAGGAGGATTAAATTTTACATCAAAAATGTTCCAATCGATATTAATGCCTTTTTGCTTCAAATAATACTTAAACTCATTATTAAAACTATCATTTAGTAAACTTTGAAGGCGCTCACAATATTTGTTAAACCTTAATTCTTGGATATATGCTGTTCCAACTCGACCATCATTGAAGTTGCTTCCTCCGTCGTCAGGTCCAGTAGGGAGGTAAGAGCTAGGAATACGTAAAGCCCTAAACAACTTATTAGTAAAATAACGAAGATCATCTATTTCTCCCAAATTTTGGCCACCTTGTAAAATTTCAACTTTACTTCCTCTGCCTTCAGCAGTTTGAGGGAAGAAATAATCTTCATTAATACTTAATGGGTTATAACCAGCATCAATAACTGTTTGACTACCACCAGTTACACTAGGAATGCGGCGTTGGTTTACTTCATTTTTAACACGTTCAACAAAGCTCATAGCCAAATGACTTGGCATGTTACCTACATCTATATAAAATACACGACGTTCCGGTGCACGTTGAACACGATAAATGATAATGCTGTCTTCTAATAATTCTTTTTGTTTGAAAACTTTAAAGATAGTTTCCATTAGACTATTACCAAAAGGATAGTTGTTATCTAATCCTTCACTCATGCTTATATGAATTACGTGTTTAGCATCTATAGCATATTGATTTTGATTAATTTGAAATCTACTAGAATTTGTACTAGTAGGAAAGGCACCCACCATTCCTCTACTACCGCCTGCGCCACCTTGACCAGTGCCATAACTTCCACCAAATTGACTACCACCGCCGTGAACATTGCTAGGTTGAATAGCTGTTGCTGCTAGTGTTTCAAAATTTGGATTCCAATCACGAATGATATATTGTTCAGGAGCTTTTCCTTCACTTTCATTGACAATTATTTTATCAACTTTAGCAGGATCAACATACATCCATGATAGTGTTTCTGGATCTCTGACAAAAAAAGAATCACCGTATTTGAATGAATTGCGAACAATTTTAAAAATTCTAGTTTGAAACTTATTAAGTTTGCTCCATTGTTGAAGATACTTTTTTATGATCTTAATTTCAGTGTTGGTAGCTTGCTCTCTAAAAAATACTTGGAACGGTGTTCCATTTTCTTCATTTATTTGTGTGCAAAATTCAGCAAGGATATCTAATGCTGCATTAACTTCACTATCCCAATCCATAGTATCATATTGACCGTAACGTTCTAAACGATTAGGATGCCCTGAATAAACATCGGGCAAATAACTTGAATAATTAGTTCTTGTTGGATTTGCAGAGCCGGACATAAGTCCGCTAATAGGGCTTAAATTTCCCGCAGTGTTTTGTGCTACCGGTGTAAAAAAACGTTTCCACCCCATTGTAAATTCCTTAATTATGCCATTGAAAACTGGTCACGATTTAGATTATTGATTGCATTAAAGCTACGTTTTGTATTGTCTTCAATGCGAGATAATAATGTAACTAATCTAACCTGTGTATTATTTAACTGATTTAACTGGTCAACTAAATTTTTACTTCCTAAACTACTTGAAGCAGCTACTACTTCACGCATAATTTCTGGATTTATAACACTTTCTGGTCCTGATTCACCTATAGTAACTGCCTTCGGTCCAGTTTCCCAAAATTTTCCAGTAACTCCTAATGTGCCAACTGCTCGAGCACCTGCTAATGGTGGAACAACAAATCCTCGACCGCCACCTACTCCGACTCGTTCTTGTCTATTTTTTTCTGCTTGTTGTTGATACATTTCTAACAAAGGCTGGAAACCTTTTTCTGTTCTTCGATTTTGTTCTTCAACAAGTTTTCCATAAAATTCTGCATTTTCTTTCGCGCCTTTTAATCTTTCTTCATACCATTTTCTTTGAAGAAAATTAAGACTATTATCTTTAAGTTTTTCTGTAAATTCGGCAATGTTTTCGTTTGCTTTAACTAATTCTGAAGCCGGTCCTCCTACAATAACTTCTTTCATTATTGAGTATAACTTTTCCATCATTATTTGACCACCGGCAGCAAGGTATGGCCAAACTTTATCCCATAGAGACAATATCGGGTCTTTTACTGAATTCCATAATATACCAACTGCGTCACCAAACCCATCTGCTTTCTTTAATTGATTATAAGTTCTACCTATCCAATTACCTATTCCAATTATTGCATCTTTAAGCCAAGTTAGTGCTTGATCAAAACCTCTTTGAAATTCAGGTGTACTAATTACACCTGTAACAAAATTAAGTATACCTGTTGCAAAATTACTTAATATAGGACTTAATTTTTCTAAATATCGTGCTACTGTACCAAATAAAGTTGTTCCAAATTGTCTAATTGCTTGTTCTGCTCTAGCTAATGCTGCTGCATTACCTTGATATTGTTTTTCTCTTTCTGCTGCTGCTTTTTGTTCTGCGGTTTGAACATTTTTGACGTTTCTTGCAAACGCATCAAATCCTTGGCCAGCTTTTAAAATATTGTTCCCGGTAGCAGCAGTGACTTGAGGTAAAACTCCTGCTGATGTTCTAAACTCGCCTACAGATTTACCTACAGTTAGACCAAGTTCTCTAATTCGTGTACCCATTGTTTCAATACTAACACCGGCTCGAGTCATTTGATATATAGAATTAAGAAAAACTTCTCTTTGTCCTTTTGATATAATACTTAACATAGCCTGATTATCATCTAAAGGAGTTACAAGCCCTGTTTGTATAGCCAATCTCACACTTGGTCCAATTTCTTTTCCGCCTACACCTATTGCTTGAGTTAACGCTGTTTTTGCTAATTCTGCTGCATCTTTAGGTAACGCAGCAAGATATGCTTGCCATTCTTGCTCTTGTTCTATTTCTCTTACTTCTGCTTCAAGTTGCTCTCGACGCTTTCCTGTCATTTTTGTTAAAGTATCAAGTTCAATTGCATATTTCATTATTCCTGCTGTAATTGAATTGATATTTTCTTTTTCGAGTTTGGCAATATTTCCTTGTCCTCGCATATAACTAGCAACTAACTCACCTGCTTCTTCAAATGTATAACCAAGACCTAATAATTGTCTAGCATATGTACTGTTTGGTCCCATTAATCTATTTTGCACATTAACAAATTGATTAATACCTGCTTGAACATTACCTCCCATTGATGCAAATATGTCACTATTTTTAGAAACAATTTTTGCAAATTCACTTAATGTCAAATAAGATTTAGAAGCTTGCAAAGCCATAGCAAATAAATTTCCACTAAAGCTAGCTCCTGTTCTAGATAAATCTCTGTAAGTGTCTAATAATCTTTCTGTGTATTTGACAAAATCAGCAACTAACCCTGCAATTGTTCCAATAAAAAATGGTAATCTTTCTAACGCTCGATAAAAATCACTTAATCTAGCACTGCCTTCTACTGCTTTTAAACTAAAATCATATAAGGCTTTACCGGTATCAATCAATCCACCCCAAAGATTTTTTACTACAGATAAGAGTCCGGATAAAGCTCCACTTGCTAATGATGCCGCTCCACTTAACAAACTAAATGCTTTACCCACTGGCGTAGCTGCCGCTGCTGCACCTGCAAGTCCACCACCACTGCCGCCACTACCTAATCCCGAAACAAGGCGAGAAATGTTTACATTCATTGACTCTGCTACTGCGAGTAATTCAGCTAATGTTGCTTCTGTTGCACCGTTCATAGTTTAAAAATGCCATTAAGTATATAGATAAATATTACTAATACTATCGTATCATTTATTTATTCGGAGAAAAAAATGCAAAATAATCAGTTTCAACCAAAAGGAAATCCTTTAGCTGGGTATATGAGACAACCAAAAATATACATAAGCTTACCTAGTCAAGGAAATTTTTGGCCAACTAACAGTA